TCGGAGAGGAGATAGGGCGAGGTGGAGATTTGATTCGTCGCCACTACAGCGCCTCCTGAATGGCCGCATAGACGGTGTTACAGTTCTGCTGAAAGGCGGCGTAATAGTGGGGATAGCGGTCCTTGGTCCAGGCATGGAGATCCTGCGATACGCGCCGATAGGCCGGGCAGTCGTAGCAATCGAGCGAGGAGCGGGTGAGTGTGTAGTGGTCTGGCACTTGCATCTTCGTCGCCAGATAGTCGAGTACTTGCCTGGTGGTCCAGTCCTCAATGGGATACAGGCGCGTCATGCCTTCCACGACCTCCCCGTGCTTCGAGGGGGCCGTGTACAGTTCTTCCTTCCGCTGCCCATAGACCAGCTCCGTGACGCCCAGTGCTTTGGCACGATCCAGTAACGGGCGAGACAGATTCTCGTAGCAACATTGCAGGGAGGCTTGAATGGTCGTCGCTTTCTTCCCGGTAATAGATTGCCCGGTGACCGTCCATTCCACCGGCACCACATCGGAGGGGAGCCCATTCAACGCTTGCTGACCTTGGCGGTCACTCTTGACGCGGTGCATCGAAATCATGGTACTGGCATACGCGACCATGGCGTGCGTCTCGGGGTACGTGTAACCCGTATCGACGTAGATGGCGCAGTCCAATTCGTCCTTGAGCAGATGGAGGCACGCCATCGAATCTTTGCCCCCGGAGAACGCGAGCGCCTTCATAGCATCGCTCCTGCCATGATGGCCGTCCCCCCGAGGCCCATCAGGCCGCTCTGTGTGTTCCCTGCGCTGGCCGCCTGCTGATTAAAGATATCGGTGCCGTACTGCCCAGCCGCCTGCGCCGCGTTGTAATAGGGCGTCGGGGCGACTTGCGTATTTTGCGCATACCCCGGCATGCTGAACGGATTGCTGACCTGTGAGCCGGACAGGAGGGCGCTGATTTCGTTGATGGGGGTTTGCCGCTCGGCTAACAGTTCGGTGATCGCCTGCCGTCTTCGGGCTTCATCCATGCCGTAAGCCTGAGAGGCGGCGTTGCCTCCCGCGATTTCCGCTTGCTGATAGGCGTCGTTGCGGCTCCGCTCGATCATCTGCTGATTATCGGCATAGGCTTTACTCCCTGGGCGAATGCCGGCAGCAATCAAATTGGAGCGGTCGGTATCCGTGCGCTTGTCGTAATCCTCATTCACCCTCCCCATCATGGCGTCAATCACGGCTTTGCGCGTGGCGTCGTAGTTGCCGGTTTGAGGGGCGCCGGAGAAATCGACGGGGGTGCCGACCACGCCTTCGAGGGCCGTGGCCCCTTGTCCGGCCACGCGCCCGAGCTGCTGCTGCGTGGTCGTGCTTTGATCGTAGAGGGCTTGCTGTTCAGGGGAAAAGACCTGGGTGATGGTGGGCTGATCTGGGTTCCGAGTGAATTGGGCTCTTGTCGGCGCAACGGGGGCCGTGCCAGGACGAATGCCCGTGCTGGGCGCCGTCACCCATTGGCCACCTGGCGTTCCGCCGCCGCTTCGCGCGTCGGTATAACTCCCCGTCGTGCTCGGCACCCACGTCCTGGCACCAGGCTGGGCCGTCAGCGGTTGCGCGTTGTAGGCGGCCAGGTCGGTCTGGTATTTAGCGAGCGCGGCGTCGTAGCCCGGTTGATCCACCGTGCCCCAGGTCGTCGTTTGCGTCCCATAGGGACTGATAACGTTGGGGTTATTGATCCGACCTTGCGTGATGGCCGTTTCTTTATTTTCGATGCCCTGCTGCTTGGCGGCACCAATCACATCGGGGGCTGGTGGTGGTGATGGCGCACAGGACAAGACTGTGCGCCGTCGATGAAAGTTGATGGTACAGGTTCCGTCAGATTGAAGGGGTGTGAGCTTCGACACTGCGCTGCTCCGTAGGAGCTATGGCAGTGTCGCTGCCTGGTGAGAAATTGGCGAGCTTTTTGCTATATTGCACGACAACCTCACGATAGTCAAGCAATGTCAGCAGACCTTTAATCCCGGACGCATTGTCTACCTCGCAGGAACACATCATTTCAGAAATGCCCCACTCCCGACACAGGCGCTCAACATACTGCAAGAACCGGAGGGCGTTGCGGCCCTTCCGATAGTCAGGATGAAGAAAAAATGTATCCTCGACCGCAAGACTTAATTGCGAGTGCATGGAAGTCGTTACGTAGAAAATGAGGTAGCCAACCAAGCGACTCTGATCCCGTGCGGTACAGAATTGGAGAAACCCAGATTCGTTACAGGCCTGGTATCGGGCGAGCGACAAGTCAAACGGTTCGTGGCGCCGATAGCTCGTAGTGCCCTGCCAGTGAATCTTCGCCAAGTCCAGAAAATCAGGCCAACACGTGGCAATCGGCTCAATCGAAAAGACGAGGCTCATAGCCCCTCCCCATGTTCGTAGACGAGGACCGACGCATTCCATTGCCCCGTGAGCGCGTTAGAGGCAATCTTGAGCTTCGTGGAGAGCCAGCGCCCCTCCCACGTCGCAGGGCTACTCCACTGCTTCACTGTGACCGTGCTTTCCGCCCAATAGGCTTCATCCCAATTGCTGGCATCCCAGAGCGCCCCGGCAGTGACGGTGTAGGAGGCGGTCCCGGAGATTTCTTCATCTTCAAAATCCACGTCGATATCTGCGCCATACGCCACATTCCCACTCACCGCAAGCATCGGCATGAACAATTGACAGTGCTTTTTGCGCGGATCACCGAAGTCCTGAAACGCCTGCTTGCCGTAGTAGACAATATCGTTTGCGCCGTCGATCGTGCCGGTCCAGCATTTGCGGACTTCCGTGCCCACCGCAAAATAGAGTTCGCCGTTGAACACCGCGAAATCCTCTGCGTCCCATTCGGTAAACTTCGACCACGACTTCGTGAGGGTGTTCATCACGTACTGCTCATGCTCGCCGTCCTCGGCAATGGGAACATTTACCAGCATCGCGTCATAGGCGGGAAAGGTGATCGCCTTCCATCCAAACGTGGACCCATAGCTGCGTGCGGCATCGACCACGGCGTTCTGGATCTTATAGGACAGCGCGAACTTCGCCCGCTCGTCACCAGACTGGAGGAGCGCCGACAACGGAAACACCCCGTTCTCCGTGAGCACCACGCAGTCCCCGCCGTACTGCATGACGCAGCGCCGCCCGAGCGGTCTCCCAATCGTATAGCTGCCCACCTTGGCCCAGGTATTCACCGCACTGGGGTTCGTCCCTTGATAGACAATCGCCTCACCCTCGGATGTGAAGAATACGGCGAAGTCGTCCGGGCCACTCCCCGCATCCCTCGTCCAGGTGGCCATGGCGAGCAAGTAGCCGCCTTTTGTGGCTTCGCCTGACAGATCAAACTCCGTCAAGGCCCCACCGGCTGCGCCTGCCGCCAGATACCAGAATGAGAGGCTGTTAATCGGAATGAGAAACAGGCGGCCCTTGAACACCGTGACGGCGATGAACTGCTCTACGGCATTCGCAGGGTAGCCCGTCAAGGCCGGGCTCGTGGCTTCTGTCACCGCCGTCCAGGTCGTGCCGTCGTAGTAGGCTGGTTTATCGACGCCGTTGACCGCGATCAACCAATTGCTCGTGCCGTCCCCGAACATCACCCACTGGTGCTTGCCGTTCGTGCGGGCGAGGACCGAGGCGGCGACCGCGCCCGCACTGCTCACGTTATAAATCCCGCTCGCGGTATAGGCGAACAGCTGATTGCTGCCCGTCATCTTGTTATAGACGGCAATCGTTTTCACTGTGCCTGTGGTGCCGGTCGCATGCTCGGCCCAGCCGCCGCGAAACTCGACATAGGACGGGCGGCAAAACCAGTTCTTGAGCACGATCGCATCAGTGGGCTTCATCGAGGCGAGCCCATCGCGCGCGTTCCATCCAGCAATGGGGGCCGGGTACGTCTGCGTGATCGAGATCTTTTGCTTGGCCACGCGGCCTTGGCGGACAGCGGTTCTCATGTAATCTCCCTAACTGAGCGCCACGATGATCGCGGCAATGACGCCGTAGCCGATCGCATAATGCCGAGGCTTGGGGGGCTCAGGTGGGAGCGGTCCACTGACGCCGCTCACTTTGGTTGCGGAAAACGTCTCACCCAGTTTCATGGATTCTTTAGCCATCGTCTCCTCCTTATAGATCCAAGCTCATATCTGGTACAAAGATCCCAGGTCTCGCATCCCGCACCCCGCCGTCCATGTGCAGCGTAGCTTTGCCGCCGTCGCGCCCGAGTGAGTCCTTGATTTGCGCTTCGTAGGTGGCCATATCTTCGGCGTAGTCCATGCCCTTTTCCTTCTTCCACGTCCACCTGAGCCCCATAATCAGCACGTCTTCGGGGATGAGGATGGTATCGCTATCGAGCGTGGCGTATTGCTTATAGGTCGTGCCATCGACGCCCAGCATCCAATTCTTGCTCATGTATTCAAACGCCCAGGTATGGCCCGCCGTGGGCGTGGGATTGATGAGGAGTTTCCCGCCGCGAATGCGGAAGTGATAGCGCGGGCCTGTCGTGGCCATGCCTTTCAAGGTTTG